GAAATTCTTCCCGCGCGAGATCTCGAAGCCTGCGAGATTCAGAACGCGCGAGAGTTTCTCGCGATTCCAAAGCGACTTCGCGCCATCACCGATGAGCATCTTTTCCGTCTCTGGCTCGCCTTCGTTGTAGGCTTTCAAGACTCCATCGAGATCAGGCACTTCGAGCCGGAGTTCTGCTCCGTCTTTGAGTTGCGATGCGATCGATCGAAGCCAAGGAATCGCGTCCTCTGTGCGGATCTGCGTCAAGCCCGAGCCGATGTCGGCTCCGTCCTTCAGTTCTTCCATTTTGTCTCCTTGCCGTAAGGCTTCGGAATGATAGAGGGGAGACGGACAGGCCGCCTCCCCACCGGAAAAAGAAAGAGGTTCGTAAATCATCCGAGCGCGTAGGTCGTGACTCCCGTTTCGTCGGCAGTCGTGACGGAGTCGATCGGCTCAAGAAGTTGAGCCATGATGATCGAGTTTCCCTCGGCGATCTGCTCGATGGTCGCTTTGAGGAATCGCTTCTTCCCGAGCATCGAGACATCCCAAACTATCTTCGGTTGTGTCGTCACTGTCCCCTTGTCCGGAAGAACGTAATCGACTCCGGCAACCATCTTCGGAATCGCTTCCCAAGTGACTCCCTTGTCCGACTGCTCGATCTTCGTTCCGCTTACGAGCCTTCCCGCTGAATCCGAGCAGAAGATGATTCGAGCGTATCGGTATCCTTGAGTGTCAACGGATGCCGTGAAACTCTGACCGAACGACTGATCGAGAACGACCATCTTGAAGTCTTGCGAGTTTCGCATCGAATCTCCTCGTTACGAAATCACGTAGTTCGCTGCGCCAGTCTCGGCGACGGTCGTGATGCCGTCGATCGGATCAAGAAGCATCGCGTTGAGTTGACCTCGGCCAGAGGTCGCGTGTTCGATCGTCGCCTTGAGATATCGCTTGCGACCTGCGAGATTCACATCCCAAACGACCTTTGGACGAGTCGTGAGATTCGTCGTCGTTGCGAGCGTGTAGTCAGTTGCGAGAACGATGCCTCGAATCGCTTCCCAAGTCGAATTATCGTCGGACTGCTCAAGTTTGCAGTTCGTCGTCGGTGCGCCAGTCGATGAGGATGAAAAGGCGATACGCGCGAAGCGGAAGCCTTGCGTGTCGACCGATGCCGTCAGCGTCGATGCGCTCGCCTCGGAGAGAACAACCGACTTCATGTTTTGAGAGTTTCTCATCTGTGCTCCAAAGAGAGAGGGGAGGTTTCCCTCCCCTCTCATAGATCATGCATTCACCGATCAGCCGTTGACGACTGCGCCTGCGCCGATTTCTGCGGCAGTCGTGCGACCATCTGCAGGATTCGTGAGAGTGCAAACGAGTGCGCCCGTCGTCATCGCGCCGCCTGCCGATGCCTGAACCTTCAGGTATCGCTTGCGGCCTCGGAGGTCGACGTTGTAGACGACCTTCGCGACGTTGGTCGCAACTGCCGCGCTCGATGGAGTCCAGTCCGTTCCAGGAACGAAGCCAGAAATCGCAGCGTGGCCGGAGCCTGCCGTGTCGCTGTGTTGAATGTACTGATTCGTGAGAACGGTCGAAAGGCCGTGAGTAGTCGGAGAGGTTCCGTCGACGAAGGCAATCGATGCGTATGAGAATCCGAGCGTGTCGAATTCTGCGGTCAAGAGGCCTGCGGCAGTCGCCGCGCCTGCGACGGTAATGATCTTGTAATTCGCTTTCATGTGTGCTTTCTCCTATGGATCAGAAGGTGAACTTGATGATGCCACCAGTTGCGGACGACGATCCGACGTTCGCGCACACGATGTCGACGCGCTCGGTTCCACGAACGACGCGCTCGTCCTGCTCGAAGGCGTTGAGAGCCGAATCGCTGAACGCGATCGAGGTCGCGCGGCGATCGCCGAGGTAGCAGGCTTGCGAGAGGTCGCCGATGTAGGCAACGACCGAATCGCCAGTCGTTGGCGTGTACGGAATGACTTGGGTGAATTCGACTGGAGTTCCGAAGAACTTCGGAGTCGCAATGCCATTCACGATTTCGCTCGCGGTCGTGCCACCTGCGGCAAACGCGAGACGCTCGAATACCGCGTGATAGGTCGACTTGTTGCAGAAGATCTTCACGTTGTTTCGTTGGAACGCCCAAGCAGGAAGCAATGCAAACGCCGTCGAAACTTGAGCCGACGTGATGTTTGAATAGTTCGTCGCCGCGCCGGAGTCGCTGACTTGATAGGTCGCGTTCGAGAGCGCAGTTGCGAGGCCGACCACGCCGCCGTATGTCGACGTGCCGTCGCCGTTGAAGCCTGCGTCGTCTTCCTTGAAGGCGAACTGGTACGCGATTTCATTCGCGACATCGCTCGCGAGGTCGATGATCGAGTCTTCGAGGAGTTCATTCGAGACGGTCGTCAGCGCGGTCAACTTCTTCGCGACGAGTTGCACGTTGTCGAAGCCCATCGTCGACTCGGTCGCGGCGATCGCTTCGCCGACCCAGAACGCCGTGAGGCCCGTATTCTTGCGAGGGATGCGGAGCGTGTCCGAGGTCATGCGGTAGATCTTCGCGTTGCGACGGAAGACACCGTACTGCTCGCGAAGCGTGACGAGTTCAGCGGCCATCTCGTCAGGAACGAGGAAGCCACCTTGCGAGTTCACGCCTTCGGTATGAGCCTTGATCGCGATACCGAAGTTCTTGCAATTCTCGACCGACTTCTTGTGGCCGAGAGTTGCGAGACACCACGTGCCGAACTTCCAAGCCATCTCCTTCGAGGAGAAAGCCTTGCGGCCTGCGCTGTACACGCGAGCGCGTTCCCAAGGCTTGTCGTCGACGTTGGCGACAGCCGAGAGGCCGCGCGGCATCGCGTCGAGACGCGAAGCGACTTCGCGACGGATCGACTTCGAGATCTGCTCCTTGTCCTCTTCGCTCATCATGTCGGTCGATGGAGCAGCGGCAGCGATCGTCACGTCGAGCGTGTCTGGATCAACCGCCATGCCTTCGGCATCCGTGACCATGTAGCCTTCGAGGATGAGTTTCTTCTGCATTGCCACGCCGTCAGCACCCTTGATGCGAGCGGCCTTCTCAAGCGCGTTCTTGAACTGATCGAGATTCATCGTCTTCATGTCTGTACCTTTCGAATTCAAAGAGACAACTCTTCTCTTCCGAGCGAGGCCGCGTTTCAAGCGAAGTGCCGTGAGCGTTGCCGAACGTCAGAGCCAGAGTCGACCGCGAGCGCGAGCAATTTCGCGCTCTACGGTTTCAGAGAGCATGATCGACCGCGCCGCCTTTGTAGATGAGTGCGCGGGAATCGAAATAGAAACGACCGTCCGCTTCGGAGGCTCAATGCCAAACCATTTACGCGCGGAAGCAGGCGAGCAGATTCCCTTCTTGACTGCCGTGATGAGTGCTTCTGGATTCGCTTGCAATGGCGCGAGCGAGACTTCGAGCAACTTCCACCGCGAGTAGATCGTCTTCACGTCCTCGCCGTACTTCTTCTTATCGATGTCGGTCGCGCGGCGCACTCCTCCGGCCTCCGGAACGTATCCGACCGAGACTGCGCGAACGATGCCTTGGCCGACGAGAGCAGCGGCGACCTCGGGGAAGAAGTCGCCGGAGTATCCGTCAGGACGCTTCGCGAAGACGAAGTCGCCGACGATGTCTCGCTCTCGACGCTTGAGGCCGACCGTCGTTCCGACTGGCTCCGCGTAGTCGTGATTCCAGAAGAGAGTCGGATTCTGCTCGAACTCCTTTGAGTTCATTCCGGCAGGGATCAAGACTTCGCCATCGCGATCGAGCGTCTCTGCCGTGATGATCGCGGTGAATCCCTTCGCCGTCGAAGTAAGTTCCGCGCCAAGTGCCTTCCGCTTGAGATCGTTCATCGCATGATCCTTTCGACTTGCGCGTCAATCGCTGCAATTTCTTCTGCATTCTCCGCGATGATCTGGCGGAGATTCTCGGCTTCTGCTTCGGCGAGTTCGCGCTCTGCTTGTTGCATTTCTGCTTCGAACTCGTCATCGAGCCGAGGCTGAAGAGCGCAGCGGCAGTTCGGATGCAAAGGAGGCCCGTCAATCGCTTCGTAATCCGCGACCATGATTCCTCCGTCCTTGCCGATGATCTCCGAGCCTTCACCGTAGAAAGAGTCTTCGAGGCCGACTGCATTCTTTGAGAACGCATCGCTCGCGGCCTCGCAGAATTCACAAGGATCAGGCGCGAGGAGCCACGTCTTCCCGCTCACGACACCAGAGGCTTTCCACGCTTCGACTTCGGCACGTCGGCTCGCGCGTTGCGCTTCCGTTCGAGCGATCGTCAAAGCGCGTCGAGTCGTCGCGCGTTCCGCGTCTCCGTCCTTCACGGCCCACGTCTTCACGCGCTCCGCGATCTCTGGAATCGTCTCGCCGTTCGCGACTCCGTCTCCGATGACCTTCGAGAACTTGACTGCCGTCCAACGATTCGTCGAGTCTGCCGCGCGATTCGCGAGACGGATCGATTCGCTTCGAGCGTACGCCTTCAGATCCTCGCCATGCTTGTCGAAGTTCACCGGCAAGGCTTTCATCTTCTCAAGCGTCGTCTTCCCGAGGATGATGCCTGCCGCGAGCGAGTCTTCGAGATACGGTCGAAGCGCGTCGACGATGTCCTTGCGCCACTTCTTCGATTCGAGGAGAGACTGCACTTCTGCGGCGAGTTCCTGCGTTGGCGCGTCCTGCTTCGCAATGCGTTCGAGAACGGCCTTGACCTGTCGATCGAAGATGCGACCGACACTCTTCCCGAGTTCATCCTCGCGCTTCGTGATCTTGTCAAATTCCTTGAGCGCGTCTTTTCCGAGATCCTTCGTGAGAACGTGCGGCGGCTCGATCTCGTCGGCCTCGATCATCTTCATCCAGAGATCAGAGAGCATCGACTTCTTTGGCTTCATCGCCGGAGCCGCGTTCGCCTTCGGATCGCTTGAGTTTGCATAGATGAGATTCACCGCATCGGAGATCGGTAGTTTCGATTCCTTGCCGGAGTCATCCTTCAGCGTGACCGTCGTTCCGGTCGCCGATGGCTTCCATGCTGTCATCTGGTAGCCCATCGCGCGGAACGCATTCTCCGCGACATCAATCGTGATCCGCGAAGGCTTCGCAGGAAGTTCGACCGAATGCGACTGCGGCTTTGCCATGCCTTCTGCCGGAGGAGATCCCTTCGCAGGCTTCGACGAGCGCGGCTTCTTTGGAGCCTTTGGCTTGTCGCTCGAAGGCTTCGATTCTGTCGGAGCCGAAGACGATTCGCTCGATCCGCCGCCGCCGCCGCTTGATCCTCCGCAAGTGTTGCCTTCCTCGAATCCTTCAGAGCCGACTCCACAGTTCTTTCCGTCGATGCAGTCGATCTCCTCCGCGATGGCTTCGAGTGCCTTCGTCCAAGCGTCGTCGATCGAAAGGCCTTCAAACGGATCGCACGATCCGCAACCGCAAGCGCACTTCTTCTTCCGCTCAGAGTTGCGCTCGCGCTCTCGATCGAACTCCTCGATCTTCCGCTTGGCCCATGCGAATCCGTCGTCTCCGCCCCATCCGTACCAAGCCTGCCATCCGCGACCTTGCTCGTCCCAAGTGGAGCCTTGCTTGTCGACCTCGTGACGCTCGAAGTACGCGGCCATGCGCCGGATCGTGTCTTCCGAGAGTCGCACTCGATTCATCAAGTCGCGAGCGCGAGCGATTCCGACTGCCGTCATTCCGCGCTCGCTCTCTGGCTTGCGAGCGCGAACTTCGAGAGCGCGGCGAGCATTGTCGGCCACCGACTGCGGAGGACGCGTGTCGATGTCGCCGATCGCCTTCGTCTCGATCTCGTCGAGCGTCTTTCCTTCGGCGCACATCGAGTACGCGATCGCGACTGCCTGATCCTGCGGGTAGCCTTCCTCGATCAACGTCGGAATCTTCTCCGAGACACAATCCGAGAGCGCGTCCTTCTGCTCTGGCTGTGTCGGGAGCATCGGAGGCTCCTCGATCTCGTTTGAGGCATCCAGAGGCCCCGTGAGGCCGTCTGGCGCACTTGAAGCCATTCCGAAAGGTGCGGCAGGCGCAGGGCCGCCCAGAGGCTGTCCGTTGACGAGAAGAGCGTCGGCCATCGGGTCTTCGACTGGCTCCAGACCCTCGCGCATTCGCGCCTCGTTCGCGGTCATGATTCCGCCTGCGACCATCGAACGGAGTTTCTCGAAAGCGAATCGCTCGTCCTCGGAAACTGGATTGTCATACGCGAGGAACGCATCCTCTTCGATATTGAAGAGAGGAAGAAGATTCTGATTCAGCGTCTCTTCATCCATGCGAAGCAGCGGAAGGATCGTCGTCTGCTTCCATGATGCGAAGCCTACGGTCGCGCTCGCGAGATTCGGATCGTTTGCCTTCAGCATCGAGACGGGAACGCCGAAGACTGCTGCGATCTCTTCGACGATCTGATCGCGGCCTGCCAAATCCTTCGTAGGGAAAGAGAGTGGCTTGAGGTCGATGTCTGCCGTCGTCGTGAGGAAGCGTCCAGTCCGCTTCGATCCGCGAAGTTTCTCGTCAATCGAGACTTCGAGCCGTTCGAGTTCGTCGTCGTGTGCAGGCGACTTCACGACGAGGAGATAGTCGGGCCGCGCCTTGTTCGCGAAGAAGGCGACATCCATTTCGTGAATGGCTTCGTTCGCCATGATCGCGCCCCAAGCGGCCTCGACCTTGCCGATCCCGTAGTACATATCCGCCGGATTCGGTCGCTTGAAATGGATCACTTCATCCGGCGCATATGTGTTCTCGCGCTTCTGCTCTTCGGTCGCGCCGTAGCGATATGACTTGACAAAGTCTTCGCCTTGCTGACCGGGGACGACTTCGACGAATTGCGAAGGCATCGTCCAGAGTTGCACCGGAACGCCGAGACGCTGATCGATGACTGGGTGAATGTAGGCGTTGCCCGTCAACTCGCCGTACAGAACGCGGAGTACGGTCGCATCGAATCCGTTCTGGTAGGGGTTGACCTTCGAGAGCAACTGAAGGATCGGATGCGCGTCGTCGACGACCTCGAAATCGTCTCCGTACTCTGCGGCCTTCGTGAGCGCGTATCGGCTCGGTCGTTCTTCGAGATCTCCGAAGAGATATGCCTTCGTGCGGCGCGAAGCCTTGCGAGTGTTCCAGAGTTTCGTCGACTGGCTCTTATTCCGAACGTACAAGCGAAGAGGCTGACTCGCGACAGCGACGGCGTTCAAATTCGCCGCCGCGTAGATCCATGATCGGTACGCATTCACGGCGGAGCGATAGTCAAACGGTGAACGCTTCGCAGGCTCGCCGCGAAGGATCGTCATCGAGGAGTTGAAAAACTTCTCCGGAGTGAATGCCGCTTTGATTCGTGCGAGTAGATTCATCAGATGACTTTCACCATGAGAGGCCTTCGCGCTCGACGCGCGAGGACTGCGA